GTAATGCAACCTTTAATTTTTTGAGGATTTTGACTTATACAACCTTTAATTTTCTCCATCCCAATCACCTACATTATGTTTCAATTCAAATAGATTACTTGGAATAACTGTTTGAACTGAACCATCACCAAATAATACTTTAACATCATAATAATAGGTAGCAATTGCAAAATCACGAGTATCTTCCGAATCAATATGTATAATTAAACCTGTCTTTTCTAAGAGTGGGTTTTCATCATTTAAATTCTTTTTTAAACTAAATAATACTACATCGTCTACTGAAGGTACAAATATTGTTCCATCTTCATTATATAATTCAATGTTGAATTCTGCGGTATCACCACGAGTTAAAAACATCTTACCAACATTATTGATTTGAAACATTGTTTTTACCTCCTTTTAATTTTTATTCTGTTTCTGTTTTTGGATCTGCTGCTGTAACTTTATTATCTGAATCAATAGTTATAACTTTAATAGAAATATCACCGTTTGCTTCTTTTACTACAACATTAAATTTAATTTCTTCCATATACTATTTTTTCCTATAGTTAATTTGTTTACTGATGTCAATAATCTTTTCAACAAATGCTTCAATATTAATTATAATAGCAACTATTTTATATTTATCTTTTACTGCATTAATTACATAAGATAATTTTTCAGCGGCATTTTTATCAGTTTTTTCAACTTCTTCCATTTTTTCTACAATGAAATCTCTTAAATGACCTTTAACAATTGCAGTTACTAAAGTGACAATGAAGCCTAAAGTTGTAACACCAAGACTTATTAATTCAATAATTTCTTTTAATTCCATATATACATCTCTCCTTATTTAATCATGCTTTTTTCTTTTCTATTAAATTGATTCTAGTTTCAATTGATTCTACACGATCTTCAATCTTTTGAACTTTTAATTTCATTTCATTTTGTTCTTTAGATTGAGATTGCATCATCAATTTTAATTCACTAACCCCATCTTTAATATAACTAAGATCAGTTCTCATAGTTGCAATTTCTTGTGCTTCTTTTTTACCATCTTTTTTATCATTTTTGAAGAAAGTTAAGATAGTTAAAAGAGTTGCAATTAATCCAAATACTCCAGCTACTACACTTAAACTAATTTCAGATCCACTCATTCTTGCTCCTCCTTATGTAAACATTTACAAGGACATTGATTCTCTTGAGAATCGAAATATCCTTCTACAGATGTTTCAAAAAAATCATACTCTTGTTCTGATAAATCTTTTTCTTCGTTATCCATGAGTTTTTACTCCTTTAATAACCAAGTTCCACCAGATGTTCTATCACTATATTTAAATTCAGTATTAGGATAGAACTCTTCAACACAATCCGTAATCTTTTCAATTAATTCTTCTTCTGTTTCTGTATCTTCATAATCTATAGAACCATTAAGAATTAATTTATCTTGTTCACCTTCTTTTTTATGAGAAATAGTGAAATCTTTATCAGCTTTAGATTGTTTTAAAATATCTTTACATTTATTTAAAAGGTCCATTAAATCAGTTGAATCATTTATTCTAATAGCAACTGCTCTATTATTTTTAGTAAATACTTTAATATCACCATCGATATGATGTAAACCGAAGCCTTGTTGTCTAAGTTCTTCTTCTGTCATATCTACTAAATCAAATTCTCCTTTTGGAGTTCTAACTTTTTCATCTTTAACTTTACTGTCAACAAATGGAGCACCTTTAACTTTCTTTACCCATTTATGTTTACCTTTATAAGATTCGATTTTTTCAGCTTCTTCTTTAGTAAATGTTTCAGCATCTTCTTCTCTCATATATCTGCCGCCGGTTCCTCTACCCCAGAACATAGCCTTTCTTTGAATCTTATTAGCTGTTTCAGGATCGTAAACAACATATTCTTTCTTTTCGAATACTGTTTTATCTTTATCAGGATATAAATAATCATCAATTTCTTTATATGCTTCTTCTAATGTATCTACTACAATAACATCATCATCTAAAGCAAATCGATAACCATCAGCTGTTTTAGTAATTTCAATACCATTATGAGAGTTAGAAGAATCACTTAATAGGAAAGAATCTTCATCTTCATCGAAATCACTTAAATAAGCGTCTCCCCCTTCTAGAATATCTATAATGGTTTCATCATAATTTATTATTCCTTCCCATTCAAGTAAAGCAGATACAGCTTCTTCTGGTGTATCAAACATTTGCCAGTCATCGTCTATATATGCCATTTTACTTTCCCAAGCATCTATAATATCTTGAGTGTATCCTCGAATCCCTTCCCATTCAAGGTATGTTTTTAATGTTTTATAAATATCAGTATTTTCAATCCAATGACCATCTTTAATATTTACATCGTTAATTAATTCAATATCTAAATCAGTTTCAGGATATAAATAATCTTCATTAAGTGAATAATCTGCTAAATATTCTTTAGCAAATTTTTCTAAATCCATTTTAGAACCTTTAACTACTTTTGAACCTTTATCTTCAGAATCTTCACTCATTTCTCCAACAAATTTTAAATGATATTTAGGTAAAACATCTAAATCTTTTTTACTTAAATCAGCTGGGAATAAATAGTAATATGGAGCAGAAGCAGCATCGGTGATTTGTTTATCCCAAATTATAGCTTGCCAAGTATAAGCGTCCCAAGGTTCGAAATAAGAATCTTCATCATAATTAGAAACTACTTTATTTAATTTATCTACTACTTCATCAGGGAGTTCATAATAGCCAATTAAATCATTTCTAATTTCTACTTTAATACCTTTATCACCATAATCATTTACAAAATCTTTAGCCTCGATTACTACATAATCATCAATGTCACGATCATTATAACCTTCGTCAGATACTAAAAAATCTCTTAATACTTTTTTAATTTGGTCTTCTAACAATTTTTTACTAACTTTCATATTTGAATCCTTTGAATGTTTGAAATATTCGATTTGTTGTAGACGTTTTTTAGCTTCTTCTTCAGTTTTATAAGGTTTAGATAATTTTTTACCTTTTTCAGAATATACTACATAACCATCTTTTTCTTTTTTAATAATATCTCCTATTGAAGAATCTTTATAATAACTCCAAAAATCTTCCCAATCTGCAGCTTGATCTTCAACTTCTTTTTGTTTTTCTTCTTCATACCAAGGAACAGCTCTTTCTTTACACTTTTGAATAATATTATCTAATTGGACATCATTAATTTCTAATGCAGATATAACTTGGTCTCTTGTATAACTATCTCCTGAATAATAACCTTCAAAAGAAATTTTTATTTTATCCCAAGCATTTTTATCTAATTGTAATTCTTCATCACAATCATCTGGATCCATTCCGCAAACATCTACCCAATCTAAATAATCTGCACAATCTGAAAGATCTAATACTATACAAATTGTATCGTCTCCGTATTCAGGATGTGTTACTTCTTTATTAATTTCGAAAGCCCAAACATCTGTATCCCAATCATTAGGTTTAATATCAAATCCTTCTATATTTTCATCTTCAATTTTTAAGTTTTTTTGCATATTGTTACCTCTTTTTAATACATATACACCCTCTGAATGTTCAACTAATTCAGGACAATCTTTTAACCAAGGATAACCAGAATAGAAAGAATGATCATCAGGATTTAAATAATTCATATATTCGATATGTTTTTGTTTTAAAATTGATTTGTCTTCTATTTCATATGGTTCTTGATTATAATATTTTTTTAACCATTCATTGAATTTTAGTTTCTTCATAGCATCAATTATTAAATTTTTATTAATAATTTTACTTCCACTTGTATTAAATAATAAATATTTAATTCTTTCTATTAATTCTTCTTTTTTAGGATTATCATTACTTATTATAATTCTTTTTAAATCAGGCATATTGTTAAAAGCATGTCCATGAATAGATCTTACAGAACTTGGAATATAAATTTCTTCGATTCCTTTTTTAGAATTACTTAATAAAGATGGACCAATTCTTTCAACTCCTTCTTTAATAATTAATTTATTATTATCTTTTTCAATACTTGATAGCCATAAATCTGGATATTTTTCTTTAAAATTTTTTATTTCTTTGGAATAACTGTTTTCAATCCCTGTGCCAGATTGAGTAAATGCTGCTTTTGGGATTATATCTAAAATATTATTAGATTCATCTATTATTAAATAGTTTTTAGCTTTTTTATTTAAATTTGTATTTATTTCTGATTCAGTTTTTAAAATAGGTATTCTTTTAAACCATTGAGTTTCTGGATCAATTGTAGTATAACTTTCTGTAATAAAACGAAGATAATCTTTTTCTTTAAAATCTTTTATAGTTTTACAACAATATGCTATTTCATCTGCTAATGTTATAGGATCTACTAATTTTTTATTATTACCTTCTTTTATAATATTATAAGTAGGAGTATAATTTAAAATTTTTTTAATCGTCTCATCTAATCTTTTATAATAATCTTTTGAGCCTTCTTCTCTTTTTTTACAAGTTTTATATATTCTTGGAGCAATTTTTTTTATAAATTCTTTTATAGAAGGAGCATTATCAAATACACTAAAATCAAAAACACTACGATCATATCTATCCATAAATTGCCCAGATTGAGGATGAATTTGATATTTTTCATCAGAATTATGTTTATTATGTATAATATACAATGGACCTTTAGAAGTATAACCATCATAATATCTAGAATTACCATGACTGGATTCACCAGTACACCATTGTGTATTATGACTTAGTTTACACGAAGATATATAGTCATTTGGAATATAAACTATCCAATCTTCATCTTGATATACTACGTCTGCATTTAATTGAGATGATTTTTCTATACGACTTGCTTCTTTTTCTTGTTGTCTTTGAGTTAACTCTGGAATTTCTACTTCTTCTAATCCTCTTGCTAAAGAAGGTAAATCTTTAAATTGATTGATATCTTTATTAGTAAAATATTTTTTCTTACTTTCAAATTCAGTTAATTTATCAGTAATTTTATAAAAATCTTCTTCATTTAATCTACCTTGATTATAAATATTTAAAATCCATTTGCCATAAGTTCCAGCCGATGATGAACCTTCTTTATATGTAGGGTCTAAAGCAATTAATTCATTAAATTTTTCTTCTTTAATATCTGGATAATATTTTTTAATTGCTGCTAGATCATCTTTAATAATTTTATTTTTATAAATAATCCTCATTTCTAATTTCCTCCAGGAACATAATCACTTGTTACTACAAATACTGATGGAACTGGTTTTGTAGCATATAACGCCATAAGTTGTGCTCCATATGAAGTTGAATTCCACCATACTGCATTTTTATCATTTATAATACTTTTATCAATATCATATGTTTTATTAAAACCACCTACTGAAGCACTTGCAAGAACACCTTTTGTTACTCCGCCCCCTGCAATACTTTGTAAAGTAGAGCCTGGTGCAATTTGTTGATTTGATCCGATTAATGTTGCATAATGTGCTATACATAAACTCATTGCAAATTTCCAATCAGTTCCAAATATAGAATAAAATATTTTTTCATTTGCGATAGGATATAAATTATCAAATAATGTATTTAATGTATCTACATTAGCAAATTGAGGCATCCAAAACAAGAAATCTTCTTTTGTATATTTTGGGTTTTTCTTATTAATTTGTATACCTAAAATAGCCATAATAAAACTCCTTACTATATCATCAATTATATTATAATATAAAAATCTCATAAATGATAACAAAAATACGAGGACTGTTAAATTAGTCCTCGTAGATTTATTGATTAGATTAATAGGTTTCTTCGTAGAAAGTAATTAAACATTTACCTTTAATTGATGGATCTGCTTTATAAGTTAAAGTTAATGTGCAATCACCAAGTTTACCTTTACCTTCAACTCTACATCGAACTGGGGATTCAGGATCTATTACAAGCTCTGCTAAACTAGTATCTGAAACAGACCATTCAAGTTCGCCGACCGGAAGATTGTCAGGATATACTTTACTTATAGAAAAATCTTTATAACCACTCCATGCAATGTCTGTTCTTAATCCCTGATTAAATAAGAATCCTTTAACTTTAATATTAGCAACTGCATATGGTTCAATTACCTTATCTTCTTCATCACTCCATTGACCAAAGAAAAGTTGGCAATTATCAGAATCACTTTCCCCGACTAAAGCAAGAGTAGGTTCTTCAGCACCGTCTAAGAAATCAACTAAACCCGGATCTGTTAAATCATAATCAATTGTCATATGCTCTGGTAAATCTTCAGGATAAGTTTTTATTTCTATTTCTTGTTTAAAATTATTATCTGCACATAATAGAATATCTGATGGGATAATTTCTACAGCGGGATTAATCTCTTCTGATTCAGGAACTAATCTAGAAAGCCATTTAACTTTAATTCTATTTTCACCAATTATTAAATATACATCCCCGTTTTTACCGTATTGATATTTAAAATTACTCATACATTAATTTCCTTTTTATTCTCCGCCATCTTCAACAGTTATTTTACAAATTGCTTTAACAGTTGGATCTACTTTAGAAGAACAAGTAATATTTACCTTGCCTACATTTTTTGATTCAACTAGACCTGCGTCTGTTACTGTTGCAATAGTTTTATCTGAAGATGCCCAAACAACTTCTTGAGAAACACCTTCTGGTCCTACAGTTGCAGATAATTGTACGCTAGCTGGTGTTGAATTAATATAAATTTTGGCAGACTCTTTATTTAATGTTATTGACTCTGGAATAATTACAATCTCTTCAGATTCTGGAACGTATCTTTCTTTCCATTCAACCCTAATTCTATTTTTACCAACTACTAAATAACATTTACCATTTTTCATTTCATATTTAAAATTACTCATGTGTTCCTCCTATTATGCAGTGAAGTATAATACTTGACCGCAAGTAAATTCCCAGCTTAAATTAGCTGCTGTTTCACCCATTGGGTAATCTGGTTGCTTAGAGATATAAGCATCAACACCTGTTGCAAGAGGAGTAGTATCTTCTGCATTAGTATTAATAGTTAGAGTTAAACCTGGATAATTACCTTCAATTGATTCATAAATTTGGCATAAATGATATAAATCTATACCTTGATCTGAAATTTGATTTAAATCTAAAGTTATCTTACCAGTTTTATTTAAGCTTCTGTTGTGAACCCAAGATCCAGTTTTATCGCCTTCTGTTGACCAAGCATTTTCTTCTCTTGATACAGTAATAGAACCAACGAATGAACCTTCTCCATTTTCACCAGGACCACCAATTTGATAACTAGTTAGATATTCACCATACTCATCTCTTAGATTTAATCTTCTAGCAACTTCTTCAGGAAAACCTATAGTTAATTGATAATCTGCTAACGAATAAACGTGTAACATCTTCTATACCTCCTGTTTAATATATATCTCCAGATATTACTATCTGTCTGATTGAAATAGAATCTGAAATTAAAACATAAATAGGTGGGAATACATGTGCTTGTTTTTGCTCAGTAGTTAATGATGATAATGGTAGAATTGTAACTTTATATCCAGTGGTTAATGGAGTATTTCTTTTACATACTAGATAATCTACATTATTAAATGTATAATATAAATCTTCTTCTGTCCAAATATCATCAATTGATAAATAGCCATTATTTTTATAAATATCTAATTCTTGGATCATAGCATTTATAACTTTATTAACACCCGATTTATCATATTTAATCTTACTTGCAAGAACTGTCATAATTCTTTCAGTTAAAGTTTGAGTTAGAATAATATGAATATAATAATTCATCATATCTAAACCAGAAATTGTATCACCCATGATGTTTCTGGTTGCATTTACTAATGTTGTATTAACATTAAAATGCTTATTTGCTAATGATACTACTAAATCATTATCATCAACCACAGAATTAGTAAACATACTTACATTTTCAATAGTATAACAATAATCAGCGATTGTTTTACTATTACTTATATTAACTTGAGTTAAATAAGCAGCTGCTGCCATTTCAATACCTTTTTCACCATATTTAATAATATAGTTAGTTAAAGTTGCTGCTTCTTGTTCAGGGATAACTAAAGAACTATCATTTGTAGAAGTAATATACATTTTTTCTTTATATCCACTTAATTCAGTAGTTGTAGATGTATTTGTAATTGCATTAGGAATAAGATTTACGGTAGTTGATTTCTTTTGAACTTCTCTCATAACTTCTTCTAAACAATCTGAAGTTATAACAATTTCAGTATAAGGTAAAGCAACTACTTGATCATAAATCCAATCTATTACATCTTCTTCAACATCAGTTGTACAACCACCAATAATATGTAATTTAATTCCACCATTTTTGAAGAAACAATCTACATATTTATCTAATGTAGTTACATCCCCAACTGCAGTTTTATATGCATCATAATATGTATATGTGTCATTAACTACAATATTAGGATCAGTTGAAATAAGAACAGCTGTATCTCTGGTTCTATTCAAAGGTTTAGCTTGGAAATATTTAAGATTAATTTGAATAAAATTTCTTAAATCTACACTCATATACGTGTGTCTCCTTTATTATATATTTTTTATATTTTTAACAATTATGTTAAAGTTAGATATATCACTATGTCGATTAAAATATTCTTGTGCTTGTTTATTTTCTGATTCAAATACAGTTTCTAAATTTAATATTAAATCATTTCTTAATAATAAAGTATTATTAACAAATTCATGTATAGTTTCTCCAGAAGAGATATTTGTAATATGAACTCCATTATCTCTAAGATTATTAAGAACTTGAGGTTGATGGAAAATAGATTTAATAATTTGTGAATAATCATCCGATCCATTTCCGTAAATCATAATATGAAAACTATATGAAGAAACAGTCAACATATTATTATCATCTTTTTTAGTAACAAAATTATTTGTTGCATTCTGATCTTTTAATAATTCAAATAATAGAAATACATCTTTCATAGAATATGAATAAGTTTTAGTATATCCTATTACCATTGATAAATCAGTTCCTCTTACACTTAAAGCATTTAATACTTTATTAGGATCTATATCAGAATTTTCTATAATTGAAGCTCTTAATAATTTTATTATATTTTCATAATTAATTGGTGTAATCATACTGTTTTAGTCCCATTAATATAATTTATATAACTCTCAAAATCTCTATAATCTGTCAAATTAATCATAGTTAATGAACATTCTCTTACACCAGCTTCATCATATTCTTGAATTTCATCTACATGTAAATATCTATTATGATAATAAATAAAATCACCTAAATTAATTCTATATTTAGACATACAATAAAATTTATATTTAAGAGAATGTGTATTTCCTTCTAATCTGAAATTAATAGAGCCTGTTTGAGGTTGTAAAGATCCAACTATAGATTGTTTATCAAATTTAGAAACTCTTCTACCCATATCATCAACCTCGTATCCAATTAAAGGATACCATTCAAATTCTGTTGCAAATTCTAATAATGCATCTAAGAAGAAATAGGGATCGATGAAATGATGTTGCATATTTTTATCTCCTATTAAATAAACGCACTCCAAGCTTTTTTAATCGTTTTTAACATAGTTTCAAATTTATTAGCATACTCTTCATAATCTAAAGCTATAGCATATTTTAAAGCAGTTTCATAATGATCGATTATTTCAGGAAGAGTTTGTTTGATGAGAGGATCAGTTGTATAATTATCTTTTCCTGCAAGAATTCTATCATAATCGGCTTCCATATCTTTTCTTACTTTTTCTAAATTTCCTTCAAATACTTCAGGAAGTTTACCAACTTTAGCGTCGTTATAAGATGCTTTTAATTCAGTTGGAGTACATAAGAATACAGGAGCATATTTATGTTTAATAGTAGAATCATATCTATGAATAGCTCTTAATTCATTAGAAGCTTTAACTCTCTTTCTTTCAGGGAATTGTGGTTCTCTCCAATGATCCATATGTAATAAATCTGATAATTTATCAACTAAAGGTTTTAATTGATTTAATTTCTCAGTTTCTTTTCCATGCCTTAAAATAGTTTCAATTCTAATATATTCTTCTAATAATTTCTTTCTAGTATCTTCGGTTTCACCAGAAACAATATATTTAGCATTTGCTATATCGTCATTGATACTATCTAAAATATCTTGAAAATATGCTTCAAAAGCTTTACCATTATCTTTCCATTTTTCCTCCATAGCTGTTTCTAACATACCATGAGTTAATGCATTTTTACCACCTGATACTTTTTCATTATGAGTAATAGTGATAGTATCTTCTGGTGCATTATATGGAACATCTTTGATAGATTTTAAATTTTTAATAGCGTTTCTTGCTATAGATTTGATTTCTTGGTCTGAATACTTTTCTGAGTCTTCAACAATAATTTTATAATTTTTATTATAATTAATTAATTTTTTCATTGATTTCTCCTATAAATAAAAACTGACCATGACTGAACATAACGCGTCAGTCAAGGTCAGTCAGTGTATATCGAACTTAAAGATGTTTGGAGAGATAATTAAGTTTGATACCTATTTAATTAAATACTAATTACTCTAAACTACTAAGCTTCTGTAGTGAAATCCCAGTAAGTAACGATACCAAGAGAAGCTGAATCAGTGTTGTATGGTAATTGAATTGTTGAAACTTGTCCTACGAAAGCTGTAGTGTAAGCCATCTTTTCAATATTAGGGAGAGTAATATAGTGTTGGATTGGATAAGGCATATCTAATCTTACATATTCTTTTTCCTTTCTATAAGCAACAATTCTTCCTGCATTAGCAGTTCCAAGAGTATCTAGAGCAGGTCTAGCTTTGATTTCAATCTTGAAGCTATCACCAGCTTGAGCTTTAGCAATATTGTGTTCCTTGATGAAGTTTAATAGAGTGTTAGTGTAAAGAGCTGACATTCTATTAGAAAGATCTTCAGAAACGAATGTAGGTACTAGGAATACATTTGGTAGTAAGTTGATGTTCATATTAGAATCTGTTAAATATCTAGTAAATACACCATTGAAGAATCCTACTACTTCTGCATCTGTTAAACCTTCGAAACCTTTACCAGTAGTTGCACTGTTGTCGATTGTTCCAGTTAAAACATTAGTTGAGTTGAATAAGCCAGCGTTTCCATTGATTCCTGTATAAGCAACAGTTTGTGCGAAATAATCGAAACCAACGAGAATACCTTCTTCATAAATCTTATCAATAGATTTTTGAAGATTAACTTTCTTCATCTTTTCTAATTCAACGAATCTTAAATCATAAGCAATTTCATATGTGAATACAGGAACTCTATTTTGAGTCATAGAAGCATTTACTCTTGGAATTAAGTTACCGTTATTTCCAAAGATGTTTCTAGTATCATTCATGATACCTGCCCAAGATACAGTCATATATTCAACATAATCTACGAAGCCTCCACCTGTATCAATTGGTACGTCTTCAGCATATGTGAAATATGATTTTGGTTCATAAACTTTTGTGTGTAGCTTAGCTAGAGTTGTTGAGAGGAATGCGAAGTTTGCATCGTGTACTCTTGCATCAGATACATATAATGATTTTTGTCTACCAGATAAACTGATAGTTTTTCCTCTTTGTTGAGCTGGTAGTGTATCAGAGAAATATACACCAGTTTTTAAATTAGCGTTTTCAAACATTTCTAATTCCTCCTAATTATTTTTCTACAGCTGTTACGCCCATATAAGGAACAAAGATCTCAGCAACTTTTGCTGTGCCGTGCATCTCTTTAACACCTGTAAAGTTACCAACTAATTGATAACCAGATGGGTCAGGTGCTACAGTTGTAAGTTTACCAGATGCTGCGATATACATTGGAGCACCTTCTACTACGTTGTCCATAACTGCACTAGCATCTAATTGAACTGCTAGATAACCAGATACGAATAAACCAAATGCTTCTCCTGCTTGGAAAGGAACTGGTCCTTGAGGAGCTGGGTAAGTTCCAGGAACTTTAACGTTAGTAGCAATTGCAAAACCCATTGGTGTGTCTTCATCTGATGTAGCAGCTACATAAGAACTATGACCACCATTACCAAGAACTACTAAGTCGCCTGGATAGATTGTATCTTCTGCAACAGCTGGACCAACGTTATATTTATCACTAACAGTTGGATAACCTACCATTAACTTTTGGATACCATCTTTTCCTAAAATTAAACTCATAATAATATCCTCCTAATCTTTATTTTTTTAATTGAGTTTTATATCTTAAATCAAATGTATTTGCAACATCTAATTCTTTATCAAGAACATTACTGTCTGCAAATGATTTTTCAACAGCACCAATAGATGCTTTTGAATCATGAAGTTCTTCTTCATCTTCTTCAGAAACGATGTCTTCGTCTTCATCTAAGAATTCATCTTCATCTTCATTTTCTAAAAGAACATCTTCAGAGCCTTCATCTTGAACTTCTTCTTCAACTTCTTCTTCAGCTTTTTCTTCTTCAGTTTCTGCTTCTTCTTCAGTTTCTTCTTCTGAATGATCGCCTAAAAGAGCTTTAATATCAGGAAGAAGTCCTAATAATTCTTTAACTTGTTCAATCTCTTCATCTGTTAAAGTAGCTTTTTTATCTTCAATCTTTTCTTCTTTAACTTCAGCAGGAGTTTCTTCTACTTTTTCTTCTACTTTTTCTTCAACTACTTCTTCAGAATCTTTTTTCAATTCTTTAGAATCTTTAGTGATAACAGAATAAGATTTACCAGTCTTCTTATTTTTAATAATCATTCTCATAAATACTAATCTCCTTCAAAAATATTATAATATATGATTTTTGGTATTGATACCTAAAATTATTTATTTTTTAAAATATTTACATTTTATGTAATCGGAAAGTTTATCTAAATCATAAATATATTTATTATCAGTATTATCTACATTTAATAAATTATCTAATTTGTTATTGTTTTGAATTATTGATCGGATATAATTTTGTACTAAAGTTTGGATCTTTAAACACAATTCTTGGAAATATGAATCGATCTCAGATTCGTTTTGGATCTTCTCTTCTAAAATCCTGTCAACTAAATCAGATAAACTCTCATTTAACAAATAATTAATTTGATAAAGCGATTTTTCTAATACAAATGTGCCAGGTAATGATAATGTCCCGTATTCTGTGAAATACATAATATCGCCAATTTTCATTTGCATTATTGTATCTGTATCTTCAGATGAAACTGGGATATTCACAGTTTGCATACCTTCTGATGTAAATATCCCAAATTCAATATAATAGTTAGATAAACTTTCTAATAAATCTAAATTAAGCATTTTTTAATTTTTCTTGATATTCTTCAATTTGCTTTTTGAGGCTTTCTTTCATTCTATTCTTTTGTTTTTCATAGATATGATTGTTTTCATCAAGCATTTCATTCTTTTCTAATTTGTCTAATTGATCTTGTAATTCTTTTATCATTTTAGAATAGAACTTTCTAGAATATCCATCTTTAACATTAGCATAATGTCTTCTAATATCATCTGCTCTTTGTTTAACAAACTCATCCCCGTTTTTAATTTCGAAATGAATAAAGTCCCCGTTTGAAGATGGTTCAAAATATAAACCTCTATCTTTTAAGTATTCTTTGAATTCTTTAGATTGTTCTCCTCTGATCAAATCAATTCCTAACCAAGTATCTTTAGAATCTAAAGTTATTTCTTTAGGAGAATCGAATTTATCATATACTGCGATATATAATTCATCATCAAATAATTCAATATCATATTTATCTACTAATATTTTAGCAGCTTTCTTTAATTCTTTTTTATCAGAGAAATCAATAGTTAAAGAACCCCAAGATTCTGAGATGTTATCAAAATTAACATTCTTTAATAATTCTTCAATTTCTCTTCCTTCTTTGTTTACAGATAATGAGTCTTTACAACCTGCTGTTTTTAATCTTGCAGGAATAACTTTATTCTGATTACATTCATCACAACATTCACCATCTTGTTTTATCGGCCAAGGATTATTTCCCCATCCTTCAAACTCTTTACCACAGATGCAACATGTATGTTTTTTAGTTTCTTCATCTTCGATAAATGTATCTTCAACAAATTCACATACAGTACCTTTGCAATATGTATTCATATGTGATTCAGCTTCTTCTTTAGAATTAAATTTTCTTGCTTTAGTTTTATCTGATGTAGGTTTATCATTAATATCTAACCAAGATTTTTTATCTTCTAATTCTATAATATATGGATTTGAATCTCTAATTGGTTTTTTATCCCAATAATAAACTTCCCAATATTCTAACCAACGAATATCTTTTCCTACTTTTTCATTATAATCAAATTCATCCATTGCTGGTTCAAGATCTTTTGGAATAGAATTAAAGAATTTCTTAGCTTCATCATAATTAACAAATCTTTTCATTTTACGATCAGAATTATTTCCTATTGCATCAGTTTTAGAACTTTCATTAATCTTCTTCCAAATATTATTAAATTCTTCTTGAGTAAAACCATAAATATCAGTGCATTCATTAATATCAATAGTTTCTTCATCTTTAACTTTAGAATCGTCTGTTAAATCTTTATTATAAGTTTCTTTATATTTTTCATTAATCGAATTGAAATTTTCACTATATTCATCAACTCGTTTTTTAGCATTTTCTACAGTTGATTGAAAACCACCTAATAATTTATCATTATACATAATAACGAAATGATGTAAAGATCCACTTAAAGTTAATATATCTTTATTATCTATATCAGAAGAATATAATTTAAATCCATCTTTTTCATATACTAAATCTTTATATGTTTCAAGAATTTTTTTACTTTGAGATTGATTATATTCATATGCACTCATTTCATCTTTAACTTTAGAATCTTTTATATTTTGATTCTTCCATACAGCATGGGCAATATCTTCCGCTAACATCCAAACTCTATTATCAAATATTTCAGGTTTTAAATAAATTTCATTTTTTGCAGTAAAATCATTTAAATGCCAATAGACTGTAATATGTTCAGGACGAACTGTCATAGATTCAACTACACCATTTATATTTTCAATTTCTCTTCTAATATTTTTAGGAAGATCTGCATTTGCTCCTTCTTTTAGTCTATTATAAATATCTTTAGCTAAATCTAAATCATATTGATATTCATCTTTAATTCTAGAATCTTTTACTTCAGATTTAGTAATAACTGCCCATTCAATGTTCTCTTCGTCTTTTTTAAATAGAATAGTTTTGCCAGTTTCTAATGATTCTGCATAAATTACATTATTAACAATTTTAGAAATCTTATATTGTTTACCTTGTTTACCAAACTCTTGAATTAAAGTTCCTTTTGAAACAGAATCTTGAAGAGATTTTGAATCATGAATATCTTGAGACATTAATTTATCGTATCCAGCTTTCTTTTCGAAATAAATTTTATCAACATTATTTCTAAAATATGTTTTTTCTGCTTTAGTTAATTGTCTATTAAATCTATTAACTAATCTATTATATAAAACATCCGCCCATTCTTCAAGATGATCTTCATCAATTTCATCATTATTTAAAGCTGTCCAAGTCATATCTTTCATTAAGAAATCTAATCTAGAGAAATCATCATCTTGAACTGAAGTAACCCAATCTTTTGTTTTCTTTTTACTATCAACTATCATTGCAATTCCTGCTCTTCCTGCTTCACATAATGCTACGTGATTACCTCTGATATTTACTTGTTCTGGGTTTGGACCATCTGTAATATCACAATCATATCCACATGATAATTCTACCATTTCCCCAGATTCAATCAATCTAATAGCTTCAGCATCGTTAACAACAATATCTGCTAACATAACAGGTTGACCTTCATATTCACCTTTTCTAACATTTTGAACATGACCAACAGATAAATCTTTATAATTTTCTGGACCAACTGATGTGTTAGGATGTTCAATAGTAAGAGGTTTGTTTTCAAATGAAGCCATAGTTTCAGGGCTAAATACTTCTTCTTCTCTTCTATCTACTTCTACATAATCATCTGATGTAGAACCTTCAAATATTTCAGATTCTAAATAAGTTTGTTTTCCAGTTCTAGCGATTATTGCATCTTTACAATATAAATATCCTTCAGGGGTTTTATATTTATGCTCACTTAATCTAACTTTACAAAGCATTTTCATAATTAGTAATCTCCTTTTTCATAGGCATCGTAAGCAGCTTCTAAAGCTTCATCTTCAAAATATTTAAGTAATTCTTCATTATATTTATCAAGATATGCTTCATAACCGCCGTGTGTCATTATATAATTAATTAAAAAATCTGTTGCTCCATTGATTGGATCAATATCCCAAACTTTATTATATTCTTCAGAATCTTTCCCATCTAATTCATCAATAACTAAATCTGTCAAACGATCTAAAACTTCTTTTGTAGGAACTTCATATTCAAAATCAATGTATTCATTACGATCGTCCGTTTCAATTTCTAGATCTTCGTATAATAATTTAGTTTCTTTCGGTAAATCGTATTTTTTAACAAAATCTACTGAATCTTTTATTTCCTTAATAATCATTTTCATAAATTTATATCTCCTTATCAATTATAATTATAAATTATGTTTCCTAAAAATGATAACTATATTTCATTAGATAACTCTATTTCTTCATTATAAATAGTATTAATTTTACAATCAAATTTATAACTATGTCCATCTAATTTTGATGTAAATTCATTTAATCCGATTACATCAGGATGATCCATAATATAACCAACTATAATACTATCAAATATTCCTTTTGATTTAATTTTATCTAATAAAGGTAAACCGTAAGATTTTCTATACCAAAGTTCTCCTTTTATTATCCCTAATCTTGCAATTAAACTATCTCTTACACCTTGTTGTTTAGATGAATAATTATAGGCAACGCTAACTACTTCTTTATAATTAGGAACATTTCTTTGCTCATTATATGGCTCCACCCCATAAAGTAATTTAACTTTTGGATAGTCAATATAATATTCTAAAAACTCTCCTTCTTGTAGAGTATCCTCATTAGTTATATCTAATCTTAAATTTGAAATACACGGATGATCTTTAATTATATCATCTAAATCTAAATTAAATGTATTATTGTGAACATCCGGATAATATTTTTTAGAGAAAGAAGCAATATCATTATTCTTCAAATAATTAAATTTTATAGTAGCATAAAAAGCGTCATACTCCCAATTATTTACATCTATTGTAAGTATGTTTTCTTCATTCTTATTTAAATTTAAACAAGGATAAATATACACCTCATTAGTTGTTCCTCCCCCATAAAGTTTATTTGTAGTTATTTCTTCATATTCTTCAGAAACGATTCCTTGACTTCCAAAATAAACTATATTATATTTACCATCTTGTTCTATTAATCTTCTAGCTTTCATTATGCAAACCTACCTATGTCAAATTTATAATAATCATTAAAGTTTGGAATTTCTGAAGTTGAACTAATTTCTCCTAAAAAACTTCCTTCTCCAGATTGTTCAGATTCATACCAATAACCTAAACTAGACCATTGATAGTATATCGTAGGAGTTCCATTTAATTGATAATAATCTCCGTTACTTAAAGATAATGTTTCATCCGAAGCGAAAGTAGAAATATCATAAATATTTATACATTCTCTATCATAATTAATTCCCATACTTTCAATAGTTAAATATCCGGCTAAGAAAAGATTTTTTATTTGTTCTGTATAATTATTATAATTACTAAAATATATTCTACAATTTAAACTTTCTTGATCTTCTTGTAAAAGAACATAATCAAATTGTAAATCTACTAATCCAGATTTTATTTTTCCGTTTTCATAATGAGTATATAAACGTTTAATTTCATCGTATGTTCCTTTGAAATTTTGTTTAATAATTTGACATCTAATATAATCTAAAAATTCACGATTATTTTGTAAATTAATTTGAACATAACTACCATTTAATTGAATAGTAAATTGTCTATAACATTCAAAATAAGATCCTATTAAATCTAAAAAGTCTGATAGAAAAACAATCTTATCATCAAATATTTTTAGATTATTAAAGAAAATATCGAATTGTTCATTTACTGCTTTTAATTGTCTATAAAAGAGTTCCGTTTGTTCTGTTATACCATAAGACTCTTTCATAAACATACTTAATCTATTAAGATAATATTGAAATTCTAATAAATCTTCTCTTATCATAGTCCTATTATATTATCTCCGTTCCTATTTTAATAGTGCACCCTGTGCCATTATAAACAAATTTATAATCATCGTCGTTATATTTAAAATATTGTAAATTCATAGGATATAATCGATATTCATAAGTCTCAGCATCATATTGTACTCTTCCCTCTAAAGCCCATAAAGTAGGTTGGCCGGCTTTTTGGATATCTGATTGTTGAACAACATTTAATAATTGTGATATTTGTAAATATTCATCTATTCTAACATTTGCTAAAAATTCTTGAATATTTTTAACCATATTTTTTTCTACTTCGGTTTCAGCTGAATGTATATGGGATGGATCTGAAGGGAAATTATAATTTGAATTAGTTTTAAATTCTATTTGAATATAAGGATTAATAGATGGGCAATTTCTCCAATAAATTGTATAAGAAATACTATCTGTAATATCTATTGAATAATCTTCTCCAGAGGAATCAGCTTCTGTTGTTCCTACACCCGGTGTTAATTTATTATAAATAATAGAAGCAATAGTTGATAAATCTATATTATAACCATCTTCTTTTCTTAATGCAACATATATCGAATGTGGGGCGATTGCAGTTCCATCATCTATAGGATTCATTAAAGTGACCTGATTATTTGTAGGGTTATTATAAATAAATACGTCTTTAATACCGGTAATATTTAATAATGCTCCTTCAAGTCCTTCTAAAATTGAAAGAGAATTTACTCCAATCATTTGGGTTCTTCTCGATCTTAAAGATTCATCTGTTTCTGTATTTCTTCCCATAACGGCATCTTGATATTGCCAAACCCTAAGATCTGTTTCATCTGCAACAAATTGATATATTGTAGCAGGACATTCTTTAGTCCAATCGTTTTCATTAACATCGTCTGTTTGTTGTCCGTTTGCTTTTATAAATTTAGAACCAAATGCTTGAATTGCTCCAGTAGTTAAACATTCTACATCTGTAATAGGAGTAGCAGATCCATGTTTAAATGAAACTCTCGGGGTATTATCACTAGTTATAGGACAAATCCATTCCCAGATATTTCCATTTCTATCCATAAATAATAAATCCCTTCCGGGTATATCTGCATCGCTATTATTATAAATTAATAATTCAGCAGTAGAATTTGTTTCACTTATTCTTTGAACATTATTATATGAACATAAAGTATCTAAATAAGCACCTGTAGCAGTATTAGGATTCATTTGTTTAAATGCAAATTGGAAGGTGTCACACATATTATGAATAATTAATGCAATTGAATTTATAAATTGTCCGTCTGCAGAAGCTGAAGAAGTATCTATGTCATTACCATAGATCTCCATATATCTTCTTACAAGAGCATCTCTTATTTCTGGAAAAGTAGCAATTCTAAGACCACCTTCACTTGTAAATTGTATAAAATTTGTATAATCTATATTTGAATCAAACATCGCCATAAGCAATTCCTCCTATTTTGTATTAATTATAATACCGCATTTAGTACTATGATAAATTATATCTCTAACTGGTTTAGGTTTATTATCAACTGAATCTAAACCACTTATAAAATTTAAATCTGTATATAGTATTAATACTATATCATTTTTATTAAATTCACTATCTTTATTAAAATAATAAGCAAATACTGTATATTCTTCTCTATCTTCATCTAATGGAAATGGTTTACATTTAACTAAACCAAATTTATTATCGTCCGTTTTTTCTACTTGTACTTCGTCTACATATGCTAAAGTAGCAACATGTGTATCCATTAGAGTTTTTTCTTTTAACAATAACAATAATTCTAATAACGAATCAGCATCACTAATTCTACTTTCACTTGTTTGCTTCATATTAAGCTCCTGTAATATTTCTGAGAATATTTAGACTTCTTGCTTTAACATTAATTTCAAAAGCAGTTCCTCTGTTTTGGAAATTATAATTCAATTCAATTATCATATAATTACCATAACTACTTCCAACATTCTCTTTGTTTGTATTTCCTTGATCTATATAATTACTTTTAAAAGTAGAAGATACAGAATTAGGATCTGAGATTGAAGCATCAATTATATAATTAGGTATTTGAATAATATCCCCGGGTTTAAAAGCAACGGTAGGTAATAATGTAATATGTAAACCATCTTTATCTATTGTAGGATTACCTTTAGTAAAATTAATTGTATTAGGATTAATTTTAAACCATCTTTTAGATTTTAAATCACTTATATTAAATACGCCTGCTCCATCGAATGCTGAATCTGTATCAACATATAAATCATTTGAATTTTGAGCAATTTGATCTATTAATGTAGCAGGACTTCCATAATTAGAAGACACTTCAGAAATAAATCTATTTTTAAGATTAGGATCTAATTTAGAAGAATCAATTCCTTGTTTCATACATATATATCTATATGCAGCATATAAATTAATTCCTGAATTTAAAGTAAGATTCATTCTTTTTTGTGAGTATTGTGCAACCATTCGTGAAGCAAATAAGATATAACATTGATTATCTCTTCTTTCTGCTATTTTGTCAGAGATATAACTTACATATCCTTTGAAGAAACATTGCATACCAGTAGTTCTATAACCAGCCCAAACTTCAATCATATAATATTCACCAAGAATAATTTTCATTATTTCAGCATATGTTAAGTTTGAAATAGTAACAGAACCATTATCTTTTAAGGCAGATATATATTTATTCCCATTAACAGAGATATTTAATTGAGTAGACTTAACACCACCATATATGATTCTTTCTTGTTTTTTTGCACTAGTTAAACGGACTTCTATTTGTCTCATCCAACATAATTTATCTAAAGAACTAATTGTAGTTTGCATATTAGAACCCCTGATCTCTTAAAGAATCATCTATTGTTTTAGCAACTTTTTTAATATGATCTTGGATATTTCCTTCACTTACCCAAATACTATAGCCATCTAAATGTTGTCTAGCATTTTGTAATTTTTCTTCTGTGTCATTAACTCTTTCATCTAAACTCGGATTAACTAAATAAACTTGATATTTTCCATATAGATCTTTGAACCATAAATTATTAGAAGGATTTAAATCATAAATATTAGCAACCGGACACCATGTATTTTTAGTTTTAACAAAACTATCATCCATATATTTTATATTAGCTCTCCAGAGATAATGATCTTCGTCTACACCGTATGATTTTATAAAATCAATTATATAATCTACATTTGCAATATTAAGAACTACTTGTTGTTCCTCATTGCTATTGATATTATAAATAAATAAATTAGTTTGAAGTCTATTAACATCAGATACTACTGTATCGATTAAATCTTTAAATCTTTCTGCATCTTGTTCAGCTGATCCGTTTATTAATTTAAATGCTTTTTCTCTTTTTGCTCTTTCAAGTCTTGCTGCTTCTTCTTCTTTATGTTTATCGACACATTTTTTAATGAACATTCCTATACATATACCTAAAGCAGCAACTCCTGCAATTACTGTTCCAACTGGGAAAATACTTGCAGTTACAGCTAATCCTAAACCAACGGCTACGCCAATTGTTACTGCTGATACTACTGTAACTACTGCTGCTACTATAACTGGACCCCATAATTCACTAAATGAATCTTTAGCAATTTCTAACCAATCTTTATCCAAATATCCTTTTTCATAAAGATCCTGAATTATATATTTAGGAACTACTCCATTCTCAATCATAACAGATCCTAAATTAGAAGCTTGTGGATAATTAACATTTGGTAATCCTAATTCTTGCATTTCTGCTTCTGATAAAGGTTCATATTGGGCTTGCACTTCTACCATAATTACTTCATTAAAATTAAATGTAAATTTAACCGTATTTTGGCTCTCTACCCAATTTATAGATTTTAAAGCCATATTTTTTCTTATTTTAAATCTATTTCTTGCATCAGATTTAACACCATATCCATTTTGAGAAGTATATTGTAAATCTTCTTCATTAATAGTAGTTAAAGTGCATAAAAGTCCTTCATTTAAAATCTGTTCAAATGCTTCTTGAATATTAGTTAATCTATCTCCTTTAGAAATAAAATTATAAGAATCATCGTTCCAATTTTTTCCATTTAATGAAAAAGAACCTGTCAAACTAACTGTTACAGGTTCTCTATACATATGATCCGACATAGTGTCGCCGTCTTGTAATGGTTGAGATGCAATTTGAGCTGAAGCAGTTACTTGTTTATCATCTTGAGTATCTAAAATTAAATATCTATCAGGGCTTGTAGTATTATCTACATATTGATTAAAATTTACCCCTATTACTGTTCTATAAGCTCCCATAATTTTATCCTCCTATACTAATCCGGCTGTAGTTTGTTTCATAATACCAAGTAATTGGTTTTCTGCAGCAGTATCTGCCATTGTTTGATTTGAAACATTATTTGTTGTCGTCGCTGTAATATTAAATGTATTATTTTGTGTATTTCCTTTTGCGAACCAAGAAGCAATAGCCATTACAAAATTAGCAACTTGTTTTATAACTTCAAATATACCTTTAACACAGATCATAATTGTTTCTTTATTAGCAGCCAACCAAGATAATAATTCCATGCCTAATTGTTGTTTTAATTCTTGGAATTGTAATTGCATTTCCTGAATATTTTTTAATACACCAGATGATTCCATCTGATCATACCATTTAGAATATCTCTGCATATACTCTAAGAACTTGTTTCTTTGCTCTACATTCATATACATAAGATCTTCATCTGATTGTATATTTAACATAGATTTTGCTTGTGTAAATGCAAAGTTTTGACTAGAACTTAAACCATATTTTAATTGTTGCTCACGAGCTGTTGCATTAGTAATTAAAGAAGTAGCTGTAGCAAATGTAGCCACTCCGTTTTTTAAATCTGTAAACGATTTAACAACATCCCATGCTCCTTTAGCCAAACTAACAAAAGGCGCTGAAACTAATTTTACCGCTTTGACTGTAACCATCGCCGCAGTATTAATTTTATTAATAGCAGTTTTAGTATCGCCTATTTGTTTTGCTAGAGCATCTCTTTTTCCAATTAATTCTAATCTTTCATTAGGATCTTTTGTTTTACTTAATTGAGATTCTACATCTTTCGCTGAAGTTTGAAGGCCTGCCAATTGTTCTGCTTTTTTATCAGAAGCAAATTTAAATGCTCCCGTTATTCCTTTATATTTTATAGCCTTTTGAATAAAGGTTTCTCTTCCTTTTTCTAATCCTGCCCAAACTCTTGTTCGACGTTCTATTACTTTATTAAGTTCTTCTTCAGCTTGGATTTGTTTTCTAATATTTTCAATAATTTCTTTTTGTCTTTTTGTAAACTTAGGACTACTATCTTCATTAAATTTTTTTAAAATCTTTTCAAGTTGAGCATAATTAGTTCCAAGATCAGCAATTTGCTTTTTAAGTTGGTCTAACCCTTGAGCTTTAACATATATTTGCTTTGTGATATCATTTTTCATTTATGCCCCTCCTTTGAAAATTATTTTTTAAACATTGATGCTTTATTATAAGTATTAGTTAAACATATCTCATAAAGATCCAACATTTCATCAATTGTACAATTATCTTTTAATTCTCTATAAGTTATTAAATTACTTGTAATTAAAGCATATACAATAGGGTGTACTCTTTTTGGAATATTTAAATTACCAGCGGAATCGTCTTTACTTGTTATTCGGTTTTCATTGTTGATTCGCTGGATCTCTGAAAAACTGCAGCGATTACGTTTTCCATTACCCAAGTAAATAATTCATTCATTGCTATAAAATCATTAACTATATCTTTTGGATAATAAAGTTCTCTGCCTTTAGTTTTTACAGGCACCCATTTTTCTCCTATTTTTACTTCAATATTTTCTAAACAAAATTGAATTAATGTTTTTGTCATTTGGAAATTTTCAAAATCAATTTGTGTAGAAATAGCAAGTAAATCAATAGGACTAATTTGTCCAACCCTGAATTGTTCTTCCCTAGAGTTGATTTTAAATTCTTTTTGTTCCATAATTAATTATCTCTCCTTAATCTTTAATTAATCTTGTGTATAATCATAATATGTAAAGCCAGCATCCATTGCTGTTATATCAATATAATTACTAAGATTGGTTTGTTCTATAATTTTCCCAGCCTCAGTTTGCGATAAATTTGATATAGTGGTTCCATAAGACAAAACATTTTTTATATAAGCATTATATGAACCAGAACCAGTTCCTTTATCCCATGAAACGTTTATATTAATTAAAACTGGGCCATAAAATTGTGTAAGTACAGTTTGTGTTTTAGTTGTAATATCTCCTGGCGTTCTATATTGATAATATTGTTTAACTAAAATATATCCACCTTTTTTAGGAACTAATAAATAACTTTTAAATTTATCTTGTATTTGAGCTCCGGCTGGATTTAAATAAAGAGAAAGAGTAGAGCCTCTACTTACATTATTTCCAACAGGTGCTGAAATAGATACCCAATCAAATCCTGATCCTGTAGATTTCAAATATGTATTAGTTGATCCTAAAGTTTCAGGAGCATAGAACGAAGCTGTGTTGGCTGCTTTACTTGTTCCGTTTAAAGTAACTGCTGTACCGCCTGCATATTTATTACAAGCTGTAACTGTACCATTACTATTAACATATACTGGAGTAGTAGTATTCCCTACACTCGGATGAGTATTGCTTGTTCCTATTTTACTAGCATATGTAGAATTAGTTGCATTAGCTGCACTAGCAACGCTTTTAGAAGATAAATAAGAATTTATGGCTGATTTCATATTAGTAACAAATGTCGATAAATTTGTTACTTCTTCTGCACCAATTGTAAAAGTACCAGAAGCTTCATCTGCTAAAATTTGTGCAAATGTATATGATAATAAAGTAGCATTCTTAAATGCTTGATTCATTTTAGATGCATAATTTATTGTATTTGCTTGAAACCCAACAATTCTACCTTCACTAACTGTATACCAATCTGTTCCGTATTGTCCTTCGTTTCCCCAAACACCTAATTTATTAGTAATAGCCATAAATTCTTACTCTCCTTTTTTTATTCTAATTCTAATGATTGTTGAGCTTCTTTTTCTCTAGCTTTATTAGCTTTAACTTTTTCTTTTTCTAAATCTACTGCTTTTTTACCTTTAGCAATAGCAGCTGCTTGTGCTTCTGCTTTCTTTAAAGTATCAGGATTAGTAATAGTATCAGCTTGAATACCGATAGTTAAGATTTCTTTTCCTGCTAAAGCTTTTACTGCTGGCCAATTAAGAATCTCAGATGGATACCAACTTGTTCCTGCAGTAAGTAAAACTCTGATCTTAGCCCAACCAGATTTTGCATTCATTCTGTCACCAGATGAATTTGCTGAAGTGATTACTGGGATCGCTTCAATTGATGCGTACACCTCAATATTCATTGTAGATGTAATTTGTACGTACTTTTTTAATGCCATACACTTATCTCTCCTTTCTTTTTCTAATTTTTCTTCTAATTCATCATCTTTGAACATATCTATTAAGTATACTCTCATAGGGGTTCCATCTATTATTCTACTATAAGCAGGGAACTTCTTAAAAGCTCTATATAGATCTTGTTTGATGAGAAATAGATTTTTTTCATTTATTGGTAGTTGTTTATATTTACATAATTGCATTATATTATCGAAACTAGCAACGAACTCTTCATCGCCGTCTTCTGTTTCTTTATAGAACGTAATTATATATTTCTGTTTATAATACCTAGTACTTTCAATTGCATCATCCATTAACTCTCTCCAATATTAATTTATGATTGTGTTTCTACTTGTGCTTCTACTTGTTCAGCTTGTTCTTTTGGTTCTTCTGGTAATTGTTGATTAACTGTAGATTGTGTTTCAGGATTAAAATCCTCTTCTTTCTCTATAGGTTCATTACTGAACGGATTAGAATAATCTATGCCACCTTCTTGTGTATAATTAATTTGTCTATTTCTTCTCTTACTTAAATCTTTAATAGTATCTAAAATTGCTTGTTCTTCTTCTAATTTTAGTTTATTAAGAATTTCATCAGTGAACGAAATATTTAAATTATCACCATTTATATAATCTCTAATTGTTACAGCATATTGATATTTGCTAATCACGCCATCTTGTTCTAATTTAGACATAACATTAGCAACACTTGAAATAGCATCTACTTTAGCTTTATTTCTTTCAAATTTATCTAGATACTCAAAGTCGAAATCAGGTTTTTCATAATTGCCTTTCTCATCTTTTACGTCGTACACATAATATAATATTTGTAAGAATTTATATAGCACGTTTCTATAATATGATTCACATCTATTATATATTGTTTGAGAATATCTAGCAAATGCATCAGACTCTTGACTAAGTCCACCTTTAAGATCCCCAAAAAGTATCCCTTGCATTTCTAATGCTGAACTTATCATCCACATATTCTTTTCGAGTAATTCAGCAAGTCCTGTAAGACCGGTTAATTGATATTGTTGATATTCGTCGTCTTTATCAAGAAATGTTAATGAGTTATATGTTCTACCCCAGTTAACCATTTCAAGACGTTTTCTGAGTTGAACCTCATTGCCTTTATCAGTACCCATAAAGACGCCTCTCATGCCGGCCATCTTTATAACTTCAATTAATGCTTTATTAACTAAAGAAGTAATCGATGATTTAAGTTGATCGTCTCTGGCTAATTCATTAATAATATGAGATCCTTCTGCATATCCCCAACCTTGCAAGTACCCATTCTTTACTAAATTTGGCGCGCCCCTGTGTTCATATCTTAATACATAACTATGATGGATCTTCCACTCTGTTCCATCTGATAATACAACAGAGTAATATTTAGGTTTACCAAAGTCAAGGTTCTTCATATCTTTAACAAGATCATCTGTAGATTGTGATACGCCGTACCAACGATCTGTTATATATAATCTAAATCTCTTGCCTTTAACGTTCTCTTTTATTAATGGTTTATCAAGATCTTCATTTTTTACATTTTCAAAAAGGATAACGGCTATTGCACCACCAAATAATGCACCCCAACGTAATAAATCTTGTAATTGGTTCTTATATCGATTATAACATTTGTAGACTTGTTCATAATTATTTTGGCCTCTAATAGTAAAGCCAGCACTTATCATATCTTGTGCAGGTTTATCTATCGCTCTTTTGAACACCCAAGAATCATTATATAAAGCAAGCCATAAAGGCCATTGTAAAGTATCAGCACTGAATCCATATGTGCTAAATCCTTCTACTTTATCATTTGTACCTGATGCTGATAAAGAGTTGCCATAATGATCTTTCATAGGAATTGAATCTTTTGCAAGATCAGCGATCTTTTCTTGTGAGTCGTTGATAGAGTCAAACAATGAAGCAGAATGATATTTACTATCAGTAGCTCTTGCTTTAGCAAGTGCCGCTTCTATATTTTGACCAGCCGTTTCAGCGAATTCTTCTATAGATAAATTTACGTGGGTTGTATTATTGTTTTCAGACATATTAAAGGTAGCTCCTTATTACAATTATATTATAATCTAAACAATTTAGAATGTAAACAATAAAATCTAATTAGGGGCTAAATTATTTAAAAATAATTTAGGTTTAATATTATAGGAACCTAATTATTACGAGAGTGCGCGAATAAAAATTACGAGGTTTTGAGAATGCTGTTGCCCTGCGGGGATAGGGGCAATGTAATTACAGGGGGAATAAGGACATAAGGGATCTACTAAAATTTTATATAGGAATATGGACTTTCAGGGTTTTCTAAAATTTACTAAAAATATGGGCCCTCCTTTCGCGGCCAAAGGCCCCCTTTTGGTTTGGGACAGAAGTCCGCAAAAACGGGCGTTATTATATATAAAAGCCCCTATTTACATTCCATTATATATATGATATAATAGTCCTGTATAAATAATAAATAACTAATTAATATATATTAATTAGCCCCCTAATTATTTATCAAAAGGCCCTATTTACATTATATCAAATATACGATATAATAGTCCTGTAAATAATCAATCAACTAACCGATTATTTACTAATAGGGGCCACCCCCTATCATATATAATATATTTATTAAAAGGCCCTATTTACTTTATAATAAATATATGATATAATAGTCACGTAATAATAAAAAACGAATATCTAATAAATATAAAAGGAGGAAATGAGATGAGAATTAGATATGCTTATAAGTTAGAAAACAAAAAGGGAGACGTTAAGTTCGTAGTATGGAATTGGGTTAAACAAGAGGACCAAGTACTTGCAAAGTACCAAAGCGAAGGCTTCACTAAGGTTAGCTTCCACGACAGAGTTAGAACAGGTTTCAAAATGTTAGAGGACGGAACTATCGTTCCTACAGGACTCACTAAGGAAACTACAGAAGCTCCAAAACAAACAGCAACCCCTAAAGCATCAAACTCAAAAACAGTAACAGCCTAACCCATATAGGGGCTTTAAGCCCCTTCCCCTTAATCAAGCCACCAAGAGTGAGAGTCACAAGCCTCTATGAATTGAGAGTGAGGAGAAAAAAATGGAAGAGAAGATATTGTATTCTATCAGGACTACAGATGATCGAATTGTTATATTCGACGAGGAGGTTCAAAAAACGGAAGAAGGGTATTCTGAGATATTCTTCACAATAAAAGATATTGCGGAAGAATTATTAAAAACTATGGAGCCTAAAGGAAACTTTAAGATTGCCGAAACTCCTCGTAAAGAGATTGTTTATAGAAATGGTTTCACCGCAGAAGATATTCATCGAAAGGCACTCGAGGAAAGAGAGGTAAGAAGAGCATGAGCGTAAACTGGGATTGGAAAGATAAAAAAGGAGAAGTTGTTTGGAAACCTACAGAGGATCAAAATAAACCTCCATTCAAATGGAACATCTATGAAGCAAATTGTCTAGGCTGTTGTCTATATGAATACACCGATGAAGAAGGTAAGGAGATGTATCAATTCGAATGCTTCTTCAGCGACGTCCATCATCTTAAAAAGATATTAGGTTTAGAAAAATGCTACGATGGAAAGAAGAACGATATGTTCAAAGAATGGTACGGGGACTACGAAATTGACTACATTAAATTAGATATTAATTTCGACAACGACAAACTAATTAAATACTTTGCAGAAGCAGGATACGAAGTTAGAATATACAAAGGAGATAAAAATGGACAAAAGTAAATTCACCAAAGCAATTATGTATCTAACTACATTAAAGGAGCAGGTTGAAAAAATCAACAAAGAATATGGAGTTGATGACAACGACGTTCTTTACTATCATTATTTTGAAGGAGAGAAACAGGAACTTCATTACCAATATGTTTGCAATCTCCGTCCTGAAATAACTCTCACAAGAAAACATTGGGAACTAAACATTTACCTTGACGGGGAAGACGGTATAAATAAAAAAGCTACATACGCAGGTTCTACACCAAAAGAACTACTAGCAAATATAGAGGCGGGGGTTGTTTATAATAAAAAATAATTCCCCCGAAAGGCCTTATTTACTTTTATATCATTATATGATATAATACTTATGTAAAAATAAATATAAAGGGAGAAAAAAAGTGAGTACAACTATTGACAATTACAACCATCTAATTCCGTTCGTTAATCATCTAATTGACCTCAGTTATGAAGTAGATGCAAATCATGATAACGTTATGGGGTATGGGTTCTATGTAGAATTATCTGACAAGCGATATATAAAAATAAGTATATTCGGGGATATGATGTATGTAGACCTAATGAAACATAATTCTAAATATTCTCACGATATAGTAAACGACATCAAATTAAAAGAGTCTGGTATGATCAATGATGTTGAGAAAGTAAAAGAAGTAGTTCTAGATTATTTAAAATAAAAGGAGAAAAGAATGGGAAACATCTATACTGTTTATCAAGGAGATAATGTAATCGGAGTATTTAATACTCTAAAAGAAGCAGAATCTAAATGTAAAGAAATGAAAGGGATTCATTGTTGGATTCTTGTTGAAGGCCTCGAATATAAAAGGGACCACCCAGGAGAATAGAAATGGAGATCAAAGAATTAAAGTATCTTGAATTAGAAGACGACCATGAAGGTATCAGTACCTTTATTCAAGATGAAGCAAAAAAAGAATATATAGATATCTATGTTGATTATAGAGATCTCGAAGGTTTAGAAAGTTTAGTTAGAAGTTGTGACACTAAATGGGAGTTCTGTGATAAGATTTATGAGAGTTATGCAGAATCCATAAATGAACAACAATACGACATTGCTAAAAATATATCCGCTAAACTCGCTGACAAATATAAATGCGACGATGTTAGTAATAGCCTTTTTGAGTATATTCAAGAAGGAGTTTGGGATTTCACTACAGTAAATATTCCATACGATCAATTTCTACGTCAAGAGATTAAAGTAAACATATTTGTTACATATAACAATTCTAATGATGCTTGGGAAGACGAGTTTGATTATACAACCCTTACTAAGTTCATTACTAATTTAGGGTATAAGAAACCAAAGACTTTACTCAAGTCGTGTATGAAATGTTCATATAAAGGAGACGACAAATTCTTAAAGAGTTTACAAGACGAGTTCTTGAATGCTTGGTCTTCTCAAATAAATCTACTATGTTTTATTGGTAAAGTTTCAATAAATGATTTCTACGACATTGATCTATCTACTGATAAATATGTATCGATCCCTAAAGATGTAACATGTGGATTCGTTGATCCATATAATGGAGGAGGATCTGTATTAGCTATAGAACTTCCTCATGAATATAAAATTAGAACAAGTGACATTAAGCTTATGCTGATAGAACATTCTAAAGATGCTTATACAGTTGATAGTATCTATGGGTTAGTTCCTGAAGCATATAAAAATCTAAAAGTATTATAAGATAACTATTACGCCCTGCAGACTTCCTTTTAGATTTTACCGCAATAAATCATTTTACAATTTGCAGACAAACACACAATATAAATGGTAAGGTTCCTCACTCGATTTTCCATTAATTACCTACTATTTAGGCGTAGTAAGTTTATTTAAAGGAGGAGTAGATTATGTTTGGCAAAAAGAAAAATAAAGAGGATCTACAAAAAAAGTATAATATCCCTACTACATTAAGTGGCACTTCTACAATTCAAGAGCTTGAAGTGATTAGACAAAATGAACCTAATAAAAGAGTGACAGTCATCAGAGACGCCGATGGCGAAGTAATGATGGTTAGTGAAAGAGATTTGTTCTTAGATATTTTCTAACATGGCAAAACAACTTGAAACTAACATCAGTAAAGAATGTCTGAAATGGTTAGATGAACTCATTGATAAGGGCTACCCCATCTATTATGAGCATCGATCAGGCTCAGGAGGCTTTAATTATAAAAAAGGAATACCTGATCTTTTCATAGTAGCAAACGGTAGACATATTGAATGTGAAATGAAAACCCCTTACGGATCAAGATCACCTATGCAAGAAAAGTGGGCTTATAAGTTTGGCCAACTTGGTATAGCATACATGTGCCCTACGTCGTTCGAGGAGTTTAAAGAATATATATTAGATATAATTAAAAATTAGCGTGTATAAAGTTTTCTAAGGTATGGCCTTATTGAATATATGGCTAAGATATAAAAACTTTATACAGGCAAAAAAAACAAAGTATTAAAAAAGGAATTGAATTATGATTGATAAAAAGTTATTGCATTTATTAAAATTGATCTGCGTCGATGTAGAAATCAAAAAGGTTAATAATATCGATTTCGTATTCGTATGTGGTCAACAACGTTACTTAATTACAGAAGAAGAAAAAAGATTATTAACTGAGTTTAAGAATATGACATTTGAAGAGTTTAAGAAACTTTAGAATCTGTCAAAAAATTTTTTCTAATTCGCGCATACGATAGTACGAAATAAGGCGACTATCGCGGCCCGGCTACGCCGGTGCCTGCTCGATTATCGTGCACGCCATTTTAAAATAAAGAAACTATATTACTTTTATTTTAAAACACACGTGATAATCCCGAACGCGAACGCCCCGGCACGGCCAAAGAAAAAACGAAGATTTTTTGACACTGGGGCCCCCTCCACAAGTTAAATAGTTAAATAAAATCAAAAAGTTTGCATGCATGCACATGCACGAAGCAACCCCTTCTACCATATACACATTTGCATTTATTATTTTTTATTTAATATAATATAATTAGAAAATACATAAAAGTTATTATTATAAATAATAAGAAAATATTAGAATGTCCATATCCCTAAAAATTAAATCCCGGATTAATTTACCAGGAGCAATCCTCCCCTTTTCTTAGCAGAAAGTCCCCAAGGCCAACTACTGTGAAAAAGTTACACTCGCCTTAAGTACTTTCCAAAAATTATTAAGTAAATGGGGCCCCTATTTAACTAGGTATTTAACTGATAGTTTTTGACACTTTTTATATACCTTTTAAAACCCTTAATCCCTCGGTGTCAAAATCTTTCCTGCCTATCGGCAAGAAGTCAGCTCGCTTCGCTCGCCATTTATTATTCACTTCACTCACTTAAAATTAAACTAATAAAAAAAGACAAGCGATCTGCGACATCGCTTGTCAGGAGAAAAACAGATAACAACAAATAGCCAAAAACTAGAAAAACATAATGGGTAAAAAAGTTTAAAAATAATACTAACAAAATGGAGAATTATGGAGTTCTATTTGTC